ATTGGTATCTATCGTGATGCCAACTGGAAGATTAGCCAGTTATGGAGAAATGCACAACATATGTTGAAGAACATGGTCAATGGCGAAGGGTTTAAGTTTCCCAAAAGCACAATAGAAGTACTACCTCAATACTATTCTCTAAAACTGCCATCAGGTCTACAGATGAAATACGAAGATTTAAGGGCTGACCAAACAGATGAAGGCATGGATTTTCACTATCAAACTAGGCGAGGTCGCACAAAAATATATGGTGGTAAGGTTGTGGAGAACATATGCCAAGCCATCGCTCGTTGCATAATTGGTGAACAGATGTTAGAAATCAGCAAGAAGTATCGTGTAGTTCTCACAGTTCATGACTCGATAGTGTGTTGTGTACGGGATGAAGAAGTAGAAGATGCACGTAAATATACAGAGGAATGTATGCGAACTGCACCCATATGGGCTCAAGGAATACAAAAACTACCGATTGACTGCGAATCAGGAATTGGTAAAAACTATGGAGACTGCGAGTGAGTATATCGCCTTGGTCGTTCAGTAGAATAAAAGCATTTGAACAATGCCCAAAACAATTCTACCACGTAAAAATAGCTAAGGACTACATAGAAGAAGAGACTCGTGCCATGCGTTACGGAACGGACGCACATGCTGCGGCTGAAGAGTATATGTGTGGTAACACGCCAATACCTAAGAAGTTTATGTATATGAAGCCAGTGCTTGACTCACTCAAGAAGAAAAAAGGTAATAGATACTGTGAGATGAAGATGGGTCTTACGAAAAAACTTCAACCATGCGACTTTAATGCTGATGATGTTTGGTGGCGTGGTATAGTTGACTTGGCTATAGTTGATGGAGATAGAGCATGGATTGTAGACTATAAGACAAGTAAGTCTGCGTTATACGCTGATAAGGGTCAGTTGGAATTGATGGCACTTGCAACATTTAGGTACTTCCCAAATGTAAAGAAGATAAACGCAGGGTTATTATTTGTCGTATCTAATAATTTTATTGCACAAACCTACACTGATGATATGATTGTAACACTATGGAAAAAATGGATATCTAACTTTAAGCGTATGAAAACAGCTTATGATAAAGACGTGTGGAATGCACACCCAAGTGGGTTGTGTAAACGGCACTGCGTTGTTATAGAATGTATACATAATGGGAGTAATTGATGCCTTACACTAAATCCCCAAGACCTTATAAAAAAGAATACAAGAAGCAAAAAGCCCGAGGTGAACATCCAAACAGAATGGAACGTCAACGTGCAAGAAGAGCCTTAGATAAAAAAGGCGTTAACAGAAAAGGCAAAGACGTCAGTCATAAGAAGATGTTGAGCAAGGGTGGTAGCAATAAGGATGGTTATAAATTAGAGAGCCCGTCTAAGAATAGAAGTAGAAACGGGCAAAAGAAAAAGAAGAAGTAGTTAGTGATTCACTAACAAACGCAGACCTTGGTCTGTTGCGAAGGAGAACATTTTGAGAATATTTAACGGTAAAGCGTTACTGCTTAAGTTACGCAATCCATTTAAAGTCATAGAAGCAATACCTAAAAGCCGTAAACTATCAGCCCATGACATTGTTGTTAACTGGGGTTTAGAAGAAGCACAGACCCTTAAAGATTTAAATATTAACGTGCCATCACCCATACATAGACAATATACATGGCCAGGGAACCATAAACCATTCTCTCACCAAAAGACTACGGCATCATTTTTCACTATCAACAAGAAGTCTTTTTGTTTTAACGAGCAGGGCACGGGCAAAACTGCCAGTGCAATATGGGCATCAGACTACTTGATGAAAGAAGGTAAGGTAGATAGGGTGCTTGTGATATGTCCTCTATCAATTATGGATTCTGCTTGGGGTGCTGACCTATTTAATTTTGCACCACATAGAACTGTAGACATAGCATATGGTACAGCCAGTAAACGAAAGAAGATAATAGATAACAACGCAGACTTTGTAATAATAAACTATGATGGTGTTGAGATAGTATCTGATGAAATAAAGAAGGGTGGGTTTAATTTAATAATTATAGATGAAGCCACCCATTACAAAAATGCACAGACAAAGAGATGGAAGACACTAAATAAAATAGTACAGGATAACACGTGGCTGTGGATGATGACAGGCACTCCCGCTGCACAAAGTCCTTTAGATGCGTACGGTCTAGCTAAACTGGTAAACCCGAAGAGTGTACCAAGGTTCTTTGGTTCTTTCCGTGACATGGTAATGAATAAGGTCACACAGTTTAAATGGGTACCAAAAGCAAATGCAAAGGAAATAGTGTTCAATGCCTTACAGCCTGCCATACGATTTACCAAAGATGAGTGCTTGGATTTACCACCAATGATTTATGTAAAGCGTGAAGTAGAACTTACCCGTCAGCAAATAAAATATTACAAACTACTGAAAACAAAGTTAATTATGAACATCACTGGCGAACAGGTAACAGCTATGAATAGTGCTGTGGGTATGAACAAGTTACTACAAATATCAGCAGGAGCAGTGTACACTGATGATGGCGAGACTTTAGAGTTTGATATACAACATAGGTATAAGGTCTTAAAAGAAGTTATTGATGAGTCAAGCAAAAAGGTCTTGGTATTTGTTCCATTTAAACATGTAATAGATATATTAACCGACAAGCTTAGAGCAGATGGTATAGCAACTAACATAATAAGAGGCGATGTATCTGCACCACAACGGACAGCTATATTTAAACAGTTTCAAGAAACAGATAGCCCACGTGTTCTGGTTATACAACCACAGGCGGCAGCACACGGTGTCACGTTAACAGCCGCTAACACCGTTGTGTGGTGGTCACCAACAAGTTCTTTAGAAACATATGCTCAAGCAAACGCACGTGTTCACAGGTCAGGACAGACACATAAATGTACAGTTGTCCAGCTACAAGGTTCTGCTGCAGAAAAACACGTTTACAGGCTATTAGATAATAAAATAGACGTACACACAAAAATAATAGAACTTTACAAAGAATTACTTGACTAAGACATTACTAGTAACTATATATAACAATATGATAATAACAGGAGACATTCATGAGTGAAGTATCTGCCGATAAATTGACAAAGGCATATATAAAAATAAGAGCAAAACGGGCAGAGTTGTCTAAAACTTTTAAGGCTGAAGATGACATGCTTGTTGAGCAATTAGAGAAAATAAAGAATGCACTTCTTAACTACTGTGCACAGCAGAATGTTGAGAGTGTTAGAACTTCTGAAGGTTTGTTTTATAGGTCAGTTAAAAGTAAATACTGGACAAGTGATTGGGAGTCTATGCATAAGTTTATACTGGAGCATGGCGTACCCGAACTCTTGGACAAGCGTATTAACCAAACTAATATGAAACAATTTTTGGAGGAAAACCCCGAAGTACTTCCGCAAGGACTTAACAAAGACACGGAGTACGCAATAGCAGTGAGGAAATCATAATGGACAATCCAAGATATGTACCAATAGAAGATGTGGCTAAATACTTTTCAGTATCCATATCTACAATCCGTGCATGGGTACGTCAGAATCAGATACCTAAAGATACTTACATAAAAGTAGGTAATACTTACAGGTTTTGTGTTGATGATGTGGCTGATGCACTTACTAAGACGAAAGACCCCGAAGAAGAAGTCCGAGAAGAATTTCAGGATAAAGCAAAGGAGTCTTTCGGTAACCTTGACGATGATGTTTAACAAACTAATGGGAGAATAAAATGACATCAGAAATAAAATTAAATCATAATATAAACAATGTTGAAGTCTTATGGCCTCGCATAGATAAGCCATATAGGTATGATACTATGGAGCAAAGAACTGTTCCTTGTAACCCTACTGATGATGGTGCAAGTTACAATCTTCAGTTTCGTATGACTACTGACCAAGCCAAAGAGTTATGGGAAAAAATGACTCAAGCATATACGGCTAAGAAAGAAGCAAGTTGGCCTGCAAAATTTGACAGACCCTTCAAGAAGGAAGAGGATGGAACTTGGACTTTTAAAGCAAAGTTAAAAGGTGCTTATGGTACAGACGCAACTAGAAAACCAACGCAGTATGATGCCAAGGGTATCAAGTTACCTGATGACTTCCAACTAACAACTGGCAGTAAAGTTAATATAGCCATCGTGTTTGTTCCTTATAATATGCGTGAAGCAGGCGTGTCTCTTAGATTACGTGCTGTACAAGTATTAGAACTTGCAAAGATGAAAGAGGACAATCCTTTTAACTCTGTAGATGGTTTTCAGTTCAACGGAGAAGACAATCCGTTTGAATCAGCATCGAAAGAAGCTGATAAATCCCCCGTAGAAGAACCCAAAAAGGTAAATAAAAAGCCTGCTCCTGCACCTAAAGATATTGATGATGATTTAAGTGCGATAGTAGATAATTGGGACGACTAAACTACACACTGCGACTGGTTGAAATACACTGGTCGCAGTAAATTTTCAGTGTTGGGGGACATTGTGGAAACAAGAACATTTTTAAATAAAGTATTGAGTAAGGAAGGCAACTACTGTGTATTTGCTTTTAGAACTCGTGATGACAAGAGAATACAAAAGTTCTATTCGTCTATAGATGATATTGTAGACGTATCAGAAAATTTAGACAAAGAAGGTTATGATGCATACTTTGCATTAGCCACATTTAAGGAAGCAGGATCGAGGAAGGTAGATAACGTAAAGGAACTTAACAGTTTCTTTTTAGATTTAGATTGTGGGCTTGGTAAAGATTACAAGACTCAAGAGGAAGCTATCCAAGCATTAAAATCTTTTTGTATGAAGTTTAGACTGCCTAGACCCACAATGATAAACTCGGGAAGAGGTGTACATGTATATTGGTTTTTAAAAGAACCAGTTGGTATACAAAATTGGCTACCTATTGCTGAGAGACTCAAAAGATTATGCTCGCATAATAACTTGTTAGCAGACCCTGCAGTAACAGCAGATGCAGCACGTGTACTTAGGATACCTAACACACATAACTATAAAACTGACCCACCAAGCAAAGTAGGTTTATTTGGAATCGAATTAACAGCTCCAATAGATGTAGATTACTTTTCAGAACTGTTGGGTGAAGATTTGGTACAAGTCCCTCAAAAACGCACCCCGCAAAACAACCCTACGCTCGATGCATTAAGAGATAACATTGAAAGCGTGTTTAAAGATATACTTGTTAAGACACAAAAGGGTAAGGGCTGTGGACAACTAAAACACATAATGATTAATCAGGGAGAGATAAGCGAGCCATTGTGGAGGGCAGGACTATCAATCACAAAGCATTGTGTTGACGCAGAGAAAGCATCTCATCTTATATCAAATAAGCATCCTGAGTACACGCAAGAACAGACTAGCAGGAAGATGGAAGCTATAAAAGGCCCTTATCTGTGTAGTACGTTTGATGAATATAGTCCTGATATATGTACAAGCTGTCCTAACTGGGGTAAGATAAAGTCTCCAATAACGTTAGGTCATAGAGTGCGTGAAGCTACAGAAGAAGATAATATTATAGAAGCCCCTGCCTTTGATTTACCTGATACACCACTTAACAAATACAAGATTCCGATGTACCCTAAACCATACTTTAGAGGTGTAAATGGAGGTGTATATATCCGTAGTACAAACGCTGACGGGGAAGCAGAAGATAAGTTAATATATCATAACGACTTATACGTTGTCAGGCGACTGAGAGATGTGGAGATTGGGGAAGCCGTAGTGATGCGTTTGCACCTACCAAAAGATGGGGTACGGGAGTTTACATTACCATTAACTGCTGTAACCTCTAGGGAAGAATTTAGAAAACATATGTCCATGCAAGGCGTGGCAGTTACAAGGATGGATGAATTAATGGCATATACAACAACGTGGGTAAACCAATTACAGGCAAACAGTATGGCAGATGAAGCACATAGACAATTTGGGTGGGCAGGAGAAGAATGCAAATCATTCGTAGTCGGTAATCAGGAAATATTTAAAGACAAGGTTGACTTCAACCCACCTTCTACACAAACAGCAGGGTTGTTCACAGCTTTTGAACCAAAGGGCACTATGGAAGGTTGGAAAGAAGCAATTAATTTTTATAACCGAGATGGTTTTGAGCTACACCAGTTTGTTGTTGGTACCTCGTTCGGTTCACCGTTAATGCAGTTTTCGCCTATAAACTGTGCAGGGTTACATATATACAGTAAGGAGTCAGGGGTTGGTAAGACAACAGCCATGGCAGCAGGAGCTTCTATATGGGGCAGACCTGAAGACCTTATTATTCATGAACGAGATACGTTTAACACCAAGATGAACAGAGGTGAAGTATACCACAACCTGCCATTGTATATGGATGAGTTAACTAATACACACGGCAGAGAACTTAGTAATATAGCGTACCAACTGACGGGTGGTAGGCAAAGAGGTAGAATGTCTAGTGGTAGTAATACGGAAAGAGTCAGAGGTGAATCTTGGAGACTGCTAGCCGTGACTACTGGTAATACAAGTATGATAGAACGTATTAGTATAATAAAAGCTATGCCAAAAGCGGAAGCACAAAGGATAATGGAGTGCAGGGTTAAACGCATACAGTTTGAAACAAAAGAAGAAACAGATGTGTTTAGCAGTGCGATACATGATAATTGTGGTCATGCAGGCAAGGAATACATTCAGTATGTTATGAGAAACCTTGACGGTGTTAAGAAGTTACTGAACGATGTGCAAGCAAAGGTAGACGCAGCTGCAGGGTTGACAGCAGAGAATAGATTTTGGTCAGTATTAGTATCACATACTGTAACTGGACTAATAATAGCTAAGAAGGCAGGGTTACTAAATTATGATTCTCGTGCTATATTTAAATGGGGAGTTGAACAGCTAAAAGAAAATAAGCGTCAAGTATCCGATATGAGTACTTCAGTTGAGGAAGTACTGAATGATTACATACATGAGCATTGGAGTAATGTGCTGTGGATAAAAAGCACAGATGATTTACGCAAACAGACAGAGAAAGAACAGATTATCATACCCGAAGCATTGCCTAGAGGTAGATTAGTTGCTCGGTATGAAACAGATTTAAAAAGAGCTTACCTTGTTCCTAAACCTTTGAAGGCTTGGTGTGGCGATCAACAGATAAACTATAACTCGTTTATACATGATTTACAGACTAAGCTTGGGGCCCGTAGAAGTAAGATGAGGTTAAGTAAAGGCACTCATATGAATTTACCACCTTCAGATGTAATCATAGTAGATTGTTCCATAGAGAAAGATGAAGGTCTTGGTACTTAAACAAGACGATCTAAACCCTGATGGCATAAGGATTAGAGTCAACTGGGAACATATGTTAATAAGTTACTCTGTATTTATCTTGTGTATTAACACCCAGGCAGCGGTTAAACAAATTAAGAATATAGCAAAGCAAAAGAACTGGAAAGTAGAAACCCGTGTTGTTATAGAAGATGACAAATTAGGTGTTCGTGTATGGAGAGTCAGCTAGTCAGTAAATGCGAGTCCTATATCTTCCCATATAGTTGATGTGCTACCCCATTCAGCAGCGTCCTCATAAAGCTCGGCTCTTAATCTAGGGTTAATTACCATACCGTTGTGCATACGGGCTTTTGATTGTGCTTTGGCTCTTAAAGACCTCATAATACCATCAGGTGTTATAGCTGATTGAGGGAATCTTCTATTATATTCTAATATCTCTTTAAACAGTTTGTTCATATCTCTGTCGCCCTCCATTAGAGCTCTGTAGTATTTTCTGTAGAGATTAGTTTTTGTTTCTCTTTCGTACTTCTGTATTTTTTGAAAGTGTTGATTAAACTGTAAGTTTCTAGTGTATTCTGCAGGGGCAAAACCCATGGCCTGTGCAGCGTAATGAAAGGGCCCTATGTTCTCTACTATAGGATCACCGTTTAACGTGTTAGCACCTTCTGTGGCAAAACGATAAGATTTAAGCACGTTTCTAAATGCAGCAGGGAGCATTGCCTCTGTACCTCTGTACAGTTCTCCATCAGATAAAAGATTAACACCCCTATTCATATTTAAGTATGTGCCTACAACAGGGCCTCCTAACATCTCAATGCCTGTATATAAACTAGGCTGGTCTTTTTTAATAAGTGGTTCTCTAAATACAAGATTAGATAATCCCATACGACTAGCTGCGTCTACTCCAAATGCATAGTTAAATACACCGTTGTAAAAAGGTTCTCCTATAGTCTTACGTACTGAAGTTTCAAAGTCATCTTCATCTTCATCTTCAAACAACATGTCATGTATTTGAGCAAGTTCGCCAAAAAGAGGTAACCCATGCACTCCTGCTATAAGTCCAGACATACCAAATATGCCTGCAAGTTGTCTTGCAGCTACAGCTCTTTCTTCTCCTTTAAACGTGTTTTTTGTTAATTTAGCTAGCATATAGTACATAGATATGCCATATCGTTTAAACAAGAAAGCTATCTTACCAACACCTCTTTGTGCAAATCTAGGAGCCATGGTTGCTATGGCACCACTGTTTGTAAGTTCTGTTATATAAATAGCATCTTCTGCGGCTTTTATTCTTGCGGCCTTATCAATAGTTTTGCCTTGAGCTTTTAAACTATCTAACTCTAAATCATATGCAGCTATTAAAACATTTTGCCTGTTAAATCTTTCTGCGTGATGAAATATAAACCCTGAAAACATATTGAACTTTTGAAACTTACTTTTAGAGTTATCATGTACATCTAACATGTCATAGGTTATAGACCTATTTAACTGACCAAAATTACCAGCAACCTCTGCTAGTTCCTTATATCTTTTTATTTCTGCGGGTGTATTAACAGCATCAAAATCATAATTATCTAAAGATTGTAATGCACCTACAGTTTCTACAATATCTCCGTTAGGGCCTATAGACTCTTGTTTTCTTTTTCTACCGCTAAATGCAAATACTTTACTTGCATTACCCATAGCTTTCATAGTTTTAGTGTAACCGTATTTACCACCAAGATAAGGAAACACAACCATAGGCAACTGTGATAAGTTTACAAATGCAGATGACACGTTAAATCCTAACGTCATCATAAACCCCATGCTTGTACCAAACTTAGCCCAATTTTGAACATCAGGATTCATACCAAACTGAGCTCTTTGATCTAATTCTTTTTGATAAAGCACTGCTAACTCGTTATCAGATTTATTCCTTACCTGTGTTTTCATTTCGCCACGAACTTTTTGTATTTTATACCCAAACTCTATTTGAGCAAGCTGTCTTGATATTTCGTTAGTCTTAGTTTCTAATGCACCTATAGCATCTCTTTTAAATCCTAAAGTACCTTTACGAACTCTCATAGACTGAGCAAAAGAACGTTCAGGTAAAGCATTTAAATACAATCGCATAATTTGATCTTGTATTTCTACAGGTACATTGCCTGCTTTTGCTAATGTTAGTATTTCGTTTACAAATGATGCATCTGGAGCATTTTTATAATTTATTTCATTAACATTAGCAAAAGGCTCAACATCAGTTGCTTCTAACTCAGGAGTATCGTTTATTTCTCTTATGGCCTTGTTACGTTCAGGTTTACTCTCATATGCTTCTACAAACAATTCTCTTTTTCCAGTTCTACCATCTATAGCATTGTATGATAACCAGTATTTACCCGATCTTGTTAAAGGAAAGTATGGGTCTATAACACCACTTTCAAATAACTTTTTATACATTTCATCAAATACTGTTGTCTTTGATTTAGTTGGGTCTATAGTTTCTTTTATTCTAGTTTTAAGAACACGTTCTATTTCATTATATTGAGATTTATATAAATTTCTCATTGTTTGAAAATGGTCACGTCCTTCTTTTCCTATCCTTTTCCATTCATTTTTGTGCATTTTATCGTATATCTTTAATTTTTCTTTATTTTTTAAATACACATTTCTATTTTTAGATGGGTCTACTTGTTCTAACGTGCTTTCATATATCACGTTGTTAAAATCTTCTTGTAATTTAGGGTTAGCCATACCCCATGCAGATATTCTTTTTATTGCAGGCTCCATCTTTGCCCGTGCTTTAGCTACAGAACCTGCCTGTTCATATAATAATCTTTCTAAATCTTTAGCTCCCGGCACTATACCTTTGGCTATGTCTGCTAATGCGTTTAGAGGTAACAATCCTAATATTGCACTTTTACCTGCATCAGGTACAAGATTGTCTGACAGTCTATCTTTTATTCTATTACCTATTTCTTTGCTGTATACAGGTATATTTTTTAGAGAGCTATCTACCAGACCCTGTATGTTTTTGCCCGTTTCATGTAAGGAGAATACTTCACCTGCATCTCTCTTACTTGGTGCAGGAGATAACATGCCCATAATTACTTCGTCTGTTTTATTTAATGTAGACTCTAAACCTTTAGTTTCCATTCTTAGTAAACGTCTAACTAAGTTGGCTATAGCATTTTTAAATCTTTGAAGAACTGTAAACGGCTCACCCTTTACATTTAACTGCCCAAGGTTTTGTTGGAACCTTACATTGCTTAGTGCTTCTGATACAAACTCTTCTACGTTTCTTGCTCCATCTGCTGTATGCAATGAATCTTTTACTTCATTAAATAACTTTGTAATTTCTTTTGTTGACGGGTTACTTTTATCAGCAAGTGTTTCTAAAGTAGCAGCATGAACGGCTTCATGAATTATAGTGTGAAAGTTGATACCAGTGTCACGGTCAAGTCGAATAGTATTTGTCTTTGGATCAAATGAGCCTGCTGCTGCCCTGCCTGATGCATCTTTATGGTCAGACACAAACCTAACTTTGGTTGTGCCCACAACTTGTTGCAAGCCTTTAGCTATTTGTCTTAAACGTTTTGTAGGTGCAGTTATCTGCATGACACGTAAAGCACCTTCTAAATTGCTTTGCCGTAATAACTTTTCTATCATTGGATGCATTGGAAAGTCTAAACTAGCTACTTCATCTGCATATAAAAATCTGTAACCACTATTTTTTTCGGCTGTTTTACCAAGGTCTAGCTCTGTTCTAGGAGATTCTACAGGGTCAACTCTATAAACTTCTCCATCAGCAACAGTTAAAGTTTCGCTATCGTTAAATAAAGCTTTTCTTAGTTTTTCTGTATTTTTAGTTTCTGTGCGAGCTTTCTTACTAGACATTATTTCATCTACAATGTCTTGTATTTCTTTATCTTCTCGTATTTGTTTCGCTTTTTTTTCTGCTATCTCTTTATCTTTTGCTATCTGTTTTTCTTGCTCTTTAACACGTTTGTTATAAACAGCTTTTTGTGCGGGGGTCATTGCAATAAAACGAGCTTTTTGCATGCCTGTTTGTATAGCTTTACTCTGGCTTGATGCTCTGTAATTTTTTAACATAAATTTTGTAAGGTCTTTTTCGGCCACATTATATGCTTCTGCTGCATCTAATCTTTCTTGTCTTTTACTTACTTTAGCATCAAATTTTACGTGTCTTACTCTTTCTTTGTATCTTTTTCCTGTATTTCTTTCACTGTTAACATTATGTATTTCTCCTAACTCAGCTATACTGTCCAAACCTTTTTTAGATAAGTTAGCTTCAAGCCATTGAAAGGCTAGCTGTGCATTTTCTCCACCCGTAAAGCTAAAGTATGCTATCTCTCCTTCGGTAGAATCTTTGTCTTTTGAGTATATTTCTCTATCTTTAGACACTAAACTATTTAAAGTGTCGTACACTATATGATTTACTGTTTCATTAGGGTCTTCATTTTTAGAAAAATACATTCTTGCCATTGAACGAGGCGACTTTACTCCTCTACCTGTTTTTGATGATGCCTGCGAAAACTCTGTAGTTGTAAAATCTGACCGTATAAGTTCTACAATTTTTTTCAAATCACTTGTATCTAAAAAATCACCTGCTTCAAAACTAGGCATTGCTTTTCTAAAGTCTTGAAGAGATGTACCTTCAGGTTTTTTACTTCGTGGTGTTATGTCTTGCAGGTCTTTGAATGTTGCTACTCTTTTTTTAAAATATTTTATTTCTCGTATTCTCTTAGCAATCTGCTCTTTTAAAACTAACTTGTTATCGTCTCTTAATCTTTCTTTTAATTTTTGACCCTCAACTTTAGCACGAGTAAGTTCTTTTCTTTTTTCAGCCTTTACTTGAGGTTTTGTTGGTTTTCTATCTGGTTTTGATATAACCTTACCTTCTTTTATTTTAGCTTTTGCTTTATCTGCTTCCGTTACAACCTTTTTTCTTTGCCTAATAACTTTTACTTTTTCTTTAATATCTTCTGATAACTTCTTTTTACGTGTTGTCTTACGTTTGACTGGTTGTGGCACAGTTTTAGTTACAGGTGTAGGCACATCACCCATGTCTTTTTTAGCTAAAGAATCATACCAACTACCTTTTAAGAAGTCGTTATATATCTCTTGTTTTTTATTTAAATCGTCTGTTTTTCTAAACTCTTTATAATATTTGTTACGTGCTACATCAAAAGGTGTTTTGCCTTTGTTACCTTTAAAAGACTCAAAATCAATAATAGGATTTAACTCTGCATCAAAATTACCGCTAACTTTGTGGTTTGTGTATCCTCTAAATACGTCTCTTGGCTTTACTAAATTTTTGTTTTTTTCTACTGACTTTAATAATTTAGATAAGGTAGGTGCTAGCATGTCTGCTGTTTCAGGACTAGCTACTCTAAGAGCATTAAACTGGGCTATTAACTCTTCTGGAGAAAGTAAATAATTGTATAATGTAGTATCTACATTTTTACCTTCAGCCTCAGCTTGTATTATCCTCTCTCGTAGGTCAGGATATAATACATTTTCTATATCTTTTATTTCTTTTTTTATGTTTTTATTTTTGTTTACTTTATCTCCAAGAAGAGAGTGTGATGCATGCCCTAATTCATGGGCCATTATATAAGCTATTAAGTCTGTATTTCCTGCTGTTGCAATGTCATGTTGTATAGCGACCCCACCGTCCATATGAGCACCTGTCCAAGGAGCAACATCAGAAAATATTTTTATATTTGGTAAAGCATCTTTATATGTAGATAAAAGGTTCTTTGTTAAGACGTCAGTTGGGGTTAATGAAATTTCAGGTTCATAATTAATTTTATCAAACTCTGCTTTTAATTTTACAGGACTGGTTATAGTTCCTTCTTTATTACCCCCTGATATATCTACATTTTGAAAGTTTTCTTTAGGGTCAGGTTTATTTCTATTATCAACCAACTGAGGTTCGGTTGAAGGGCTAAATACATCTTTATCTATTTCAAATGCATTTGTATTTTTACTTGTATCTTCTTGTTTAGATGTTTTTACCTCTTGTTTTAAGTTACCTACTACAGAGTTAAGTTCTTCTCCACTTGTTACTGTGGCTATAGGAGCTTCTTTTGTTATCTTATCTACTACTCCTGCTCTAGCCAAATTTTCAGGGTCTGCAAGTTCTAATTGTCCTTCAGGTGATAAATCTTGTGTTATCTCACGTGGTTTAGGTACAGCATCATCAAATAATTCTTGCTGTTCAGGTAACTTTTCTTCCGTTTTTACTTTAGGTTGTTTTTTAGGTGTTGCTTTTCCTTCTTCATCAAAATCAAATAACTCTTCTTGTTTTGTATCTGTTTTGGGCTGTTCTGTTACAGGAGTCTCCCCTAAATCTTCACCTTCAAATAAATCTCCTTGTTTTGTATCATCTTTAGGTGTGTCAGTTACAGGAGCCTGTCCTAAGTCTTCACCCTCAAACAGCTCACCCTGTATAGCTTTATCTGCTCCTCTGCTACGAGGGGCTATTAAATCAAATATACCTTGAGCAAGACCACCTACACCACCACCATATCCTGCCTGCTCTACAGAACCTTCAAATGCACCTTTTTCAGGGTTATATATTCCTTTTTCTATAAGGTTTTGAGCTACAGCAGCTGCAAATTCTTGTGCTGCCTCTTCACCAGCGGACTCAAGTATTCTCTTACCTCTTGTCCTAATGTTCATTACTTCTTTAGCACCACGTGCCTGTTTAAATCTTTTTACAAATCTTAGGGGAGCAAATGTTTCTGCTGCACCTACACCAGCACCCAGTATTGTAGCACCAAGCGTTTGACCTTTGGTAGCATCTGCCTGTTTTGCACGTTCTCTTGCTTCTCCAGCACCTGCAGCAGTAAATGCACCTATACCTAGTAACGGGTTAAGTAGGGTAACAGCTATGCCCGCTCCAAAAGAACCTATTGTTTCTCCAAGTTTACGTCCAAATATTTCTTCTGAGCCAGGGTCTGCACCAAATACTTTATCTCCTACATCACCTACTGCTTTTACGCCTGAACGTAGCACATCAGACCCAACTATATCTTCTGGTGCAGTTACACCAAGAGCGGCACTTTCTGCAAACCCAGCTGCCCCACCCGGAATACCTTTAAAAAATTCTTCAAACTGGTCAGCAACTGTTACTTTATCTTTAGGAGGTTTTTCAACAGGCGTTACAGGTGTTCTTGCACTTTCACGTAACGCTCTTAACTCATCTTGAAAAGTTTGTTCTTTTGTTTGTCTTTCTTTTTGTAGTCCTTCAAAAGATTTAGCTCTTAATTGTCTATAGGCGTTAGCTACAGTTTCAAAATCAGGCGTACCTTTTTTATCTTGATTAGTAAGTATCCAATTACCAATCTCTTGAAGAGTAGCCACCTTTATTTAGTACCTAAAATTTTATCTATCTCAGCCATTTGTTCGGCACTAAGATTCCCAACCCCAGTTAAACTTTGAAGTTTTGCTAAATATGTGTCAGCAATTTTCTTTGATGCCTCGAGTGCATTAGCTACTTGAAGTTGCTCTTCGTCTTGATAAAATTTAATTAACTCATCTATTTTACCTTGTTGATCTTCTGGTAGTATTGACTTAGATTGTTGTAATTTAGATATTATACCTTGATATATTTTAGTATAACCTGCTCTTGTTGCGTTTATACTATTAGTTATGTAGTTCAACGCAGTTGATAAGGCTCTTTCCTGATTGCCCTGTTCTATAAGTGTTTTTATCTCTCTATCAACCGCTATTCTTTCTTGATCTAGTTTACCCTCAAGATTTGCAACCATTACTTTAACAGTATTATTTGCTTTTGCTATTCTTACTTGAGAACTAGCACTCAACTCTGCTCTTAAGTTAGCACCTTCTTCTTTAAACTTAGCTACATCTAAGTTAATTAAATTAGTAGCATCTTGAGACAACCCTTTCATTTTCTCTGCTGTAAGAGTGCCCATGATAGAAAGTCCTTTTTCTGTTAAACTTCCATAAATTTCTTTATCTTTCATGCTGCCATCAAAGGCTTTGTTTTTTATATCTAGTTCTTTGTTAATTAAATTTTCTTGAGCTGTAACTTTTTTATCAAATAAATTTTCTAAATCTTTTCTAGCTGTAGCCATAGCATTTAGTCTTGCTTTTTTGTTTCTTCTGCTAGCTTCGGTTCCTCGTCCAAGAGTCTCTCCAATGCCCGCTGTGCCACCAGCCCCAACCAAGAAGGATATTAAATCATCCATTCTATTTTGTTCTTTGTTTCCATAAGCTTCTTTAAATAAATTTTCTGCATCAGAAAGCCTAGTTTTTCGTGCTTCTATGTTGTCATCTAATATAGTTTTTTGGTCTTGTGTCAAACCCAACTGTTCTTCATACTTTTCAAAAGCATCTTTTTGTGTTTTACCAAGGTCTGTTTCAGCAAGTCCTTTAGCGGTGCCCATCAAATCTGCAGATGCTGTTGCTTGCCCCTCTTGTATTTCTGTGCCTTTGTACGAAGGAGTACCAAGACGTTTAAGTCCGGTATTTATTTCGTTAAATAATTTTTCAACATTTCCAACATCGATTGATTCTATACCTGATTTTTCAGGTTCTTTAGGTAATTCGGGTTCTTTTTTTGGTTTTATTGAAAACTGTTTAGGCCCTGTTGGTTTATATGATTCCAAACCATAAAAATCCTCCTCATCATCAAACACAGTATAGTTAGGTTTTGCAGGGTTTACATTTTTTTGAGGGTTAAGATAATCATCGCTAAGGTCTTTAGTTAACCCAGATTTTTCTAACACATCAGGGGCAACATTACCTTGTATGTATTGTTTAAATCTTGTTTTAGCCACTGGGCTTATAGAAGGTAGATTATTTTTTACAAAGTTAGCTATGTCTTGTCCACTTATTAAGTTTTCTTTAAACCAATCTGACCATTGCTCTCCTGTAGATTTATTGTCAGGAACAGACCCTGCTGCAGAAAAACCAATTATACCACCCTGTGCGGCTCTTCTTGTCATACCTTGCATATTTGGTGCAGGTGCTTTAGCTAAACCTACAGCTAGAGGGTTTGCCATAGTTGGTGTTTTAGGTCTTTGCCTGTTAAACGGTTGTGCTATACCCCCCATAGGTGGTGGTCTACGTTTACCTGCACCGGCTAACAATTTTTGTAAGTTTTTATTTTTTTGAGCATTTTGAATCTGCATTATACCAGATGTCTGTTTTACTAAATCATCTTTAGTTTGTCTTACTAAATCTTGTTCCATCTGTTGCTTTATAGTTGCAGGGTTGCCCTGCATTTTAAGCATCATATCTTTCTTTTTTTGATCTTTTTCAGACTTTATCATCTGTAAAGCAATGAGGTCTAGTATATCTCTGCTTTGTTTATAGTTCTGTTGCAAACGTCTAGGGTCTTGCATCATTCTACGTTTAATTTGTGCGTCTATGCCTCTCATGTTCATAATACTTTACCCTACAGCTGTTTCTTCGTTTTTATCTTCTTCTGGTTCTGGTTCTGGTTCCTTATCGCCCCCACCAAATAGTATCTCAAATAATTTTAATAAACCACCCGAGCTTGAAAGCATATTTGCAAATTCACTAGGTTCTGCATATGAGTATTGTTGTGTTTCAAGAGGTAAGTTTTGCAATAATGATTGCATAAATTGAACTTGTTTATATGGATAATTCATTTCTTCTTCAAATTGTGCTATATCTGCATCAATGCCTTCTTGTTCTATACCACGTTTAACACCCCCTAATTCAGCAAGTTTGTTAATTACGTCAAACCCATACTCAGTTTCTTTATCTTGAGCTGTAGCTTTTTTATCTTGTTCAAGATTAAACTGTTTGATTGCCTGTTCATATGCCTGTACATTACCTGTATTTATGGCTTGTGAAATATCATCAAGTAATTTTGCTTCAACTAACCCTTCTTGCACAGCTTGTCTACTACCTCCATAAGAACCAGCAGCAGTCATTCTTGCCCTGTTTGCTAATTTTCTTTTATCTGCTTCAAGTTTTAAGTCAGCTATCTGGTCATCTACAACATTTGTAAGGAAAGGATTCATGTAACCTGTTAGATCAAAACCTTCATCTGTTATACTCATAGGGTTGTACACACCCATTTGCTCGTCAGTGGGCACAGTTAGCCCTGCAATACCTGAAAACGCATCTGTTTGTAAATTTGATGCAGCTGCTGTAAGAGGCCCTTCATAAGGCTCATAAGGTAAATCTGCTAATGCCTGACCTGTACCAAGCATATCACCAACGTAAGGCCCTGCATATGTAGATAAGGAAGACTCTATACCTGTTTGTTTACCAACAGTTTCGCTATCTGGTACTAAATCGTCTGTTATACCTGAAATATCACTTTCCGCCATATTTATGCCCTCATCATTTGTCTAGGGTCTATTTGCTTACCCTGTTGAGTTGTACCTGTCCTTGCCTGCCTTACTCTATCCATCATACTATAAAGTTCTTTAGCTCCTGCATCTGAATTACCGTTACCTAATCCACTTACCACATCTGCTGCTATTACAAACTCACCACCAGATAGTGCTGCAGGGTCTTTATTATCTATTGTAGCAGGTATTGTATCTGCCATACCATCTTGCATAGAATCTAAATATTGCGAGTTCATGTTAGGAATACCACCTCCAATATTATATTTAGGTCTTGGTGCTATATTAGCTATACCTCCAGCAAGTCCACCTTTGTTCATCTGTTTAGGTGTATACGTGACATCACTAAAATATCTACGTCCCCCACTTCCTGGTCTTCTGTCTGTATCATCTAAAGGTAACCTTGTTCGTGTAGCTGTAAATTCTGGTATAGGTTCTTGATACCCCACTGGTGGAGTTGCAGACCCTGTAAAACTTTTTGGTAATATAAATGGTAGTAAAGCACCTAATCCAGCACCGAGTGCTTTAGTATTATAACTTACATTACCTTTATCGTCTGTGCTTGAAAATATTTTTAAAGCATCTTCAAGAAGTCCTGTTTTACTAGGATCGCTAAAGTCAAAATCTGCTATGTAAGAACCAAAATCATCTCCAAGAACACTTGTTGAAAAGTCATATATATCGGTTCCTAGATTTTTAATAATATCTGTCAAGCTCATTATGTTTGTCCTTTTATAAGTTTTAACAATTCTTCATTTCTATCGTATGGACTTATAAGTCTCTCTTCTTCTTCAGGAGTAGCAAATATGCTACTAAAATCATAAGGTGTAATAATATCTGGTGTTTTGTCATCCTTTTCTATTGGCTCTACAATAGTTGGTTGTAAAAGTTGTCCTAATTGTTGCATGGCTCCCACTTGTTGAAATGCTTGTTTTGCTTTTTCCGTTTCGCCTATTTTACCTTCTAAACCTTCTACTTCACCTTCTAACTCACCTACCTGACCTTCTAAACCACCCTTTATATCTTCTAACCCACTTACGTCACCCTGTAAACCACTTATGGTGTCTAAATATTCAGAAATACTGCTCTGTTGCCCTGTTATCGTACCTGCTTGTTCACCTACAGTACCCTCTAAACCTGTTATTTCACCTGTTAAATTGGCTATTTGACTTTGATAATCTCCTATTGTACCTAAATAATCACCAACTCCTGTAGTATCTTGTACCACATCTGTGCCCTCTGCACCATCACTTTCTTGTCCCCCCATGCCAGATACTGCCGTATTTAATGCATCAATATCATCTTGTGTTATTTCTGTGCCTATATTTTTAAATATTTCTGTTTGTTCTATAGGCACGTCTGGTTGTGTAGCACTTGCGTATGTATTTAAAGCTTGAGAAAAATCATATACATTTAGACCAACCTGTTCATTTATAACATCTTTTACATCTTGAGATAGACCTGATGTTATTTTAACAGCAGATTGTGGGTCTGTTTTAAATGTGTCTGCCAATGTTGTTCCAGCTATATTAGAGTTTTCAGGTGTTTTAATTATAGAAAAACTCCCATCTTCAGACTCTGTGTATGTTTGCGTGGGGTCTAGTACTAGAGGTCTAGTAATTTCCATCTCGTCACTAGACGAGAAAGTCTCAAATCCCAGAGACTGTTGATATTCTGCATATGCACCTATACTTGTAGGGTTCCCCCCATAATTTTCAATTCCACCCTTATTAACAAAACTAACATAACTATCTATTGTTATATTATCTAACGTATTACCTTTTGTATCTTTTACTGTATAATACCCATCAGTATTATATGTTGGTCTTTTAAATTCTTTTGATACCTTCTGTCCACTTGCATTATCCCATTGGGCAAAAGGATCACTTACTTTAAATTCTAATCCTCCATCATCATTTACACTTATAACAGCAGCACCGCTGGCTATGTCAAGGTCACTAGCTCCAGCTGGATTAATGCCAATAAGTTCACTTACAAACCCACTAGTTTTGTTTTTTATATCTTCTAACGTAAGTTTATCTGCTGTATCAACAACTTGATTTAAAGGGTTCATTGATAAATAGTTTGACCCAAAATTTGTTCCTAGTTCTGTTACATTTATGTTGTTTAAATTTTCAATCTTACCATCTGATTGATTTTTTATTGTTGTTAAACCTTCTTTTATCTGTTCTTTAGATAAGTTAGTTACATCTAAACCTGCAACTGCAAGAGAATTTTGTAATACTTTAAATTGTTTCTGGTCATACTCATTTTTGTAAGATGCATTGTTAGTATGTAGCCCATCATTTTTACCTATTGTTAGCCAATGATAGTATGGGTCTTGGTCTTCACTTAAGTTGTTTAAAGATGCATACTCATCAGGGTTAAAGGTTTCATCCATACCCAGAGTAAATACTTTTTCTGCTGTGCTGTATATAGGTGCAGTATCATCATCTAATTTATCAGCACTAGCTACTAACTTATTGTATTGTTTCTCATAAGTATCTTCAAAACCAGTTATATCTAACTGTGATTTGTCTATTTTAAACTTTAAATCTTCTATTTTAGTTTGATAATTATTGTAATAGTCATCATTAAGTTGTGTTGCATACTCATTATAAGCTGTTATAGCGTTATTAAGTGTTGTTCTTGTTTCTACTGTAGGGTCTCTATTATCATCTATTCTAGCACTTTCCATAATATTATATAGCCTATCACGTTCCGTAAATCGTGGGTTTAGTTCACTTATTAACTTATTATGTTCTGCTATGTTATCTTTTAAAGAGGCTGACTCATTTGTTATAGAAGATGCTGTTGTTTTTAGCACATCATAACTATCTTTTACTCCTTGCACATTTCCTGTTTTTACTAAGTTTTCTAGTCCAGCTGTAAGCTGTTTGAACCCTTGATTTGTAATTGCATTCATTACTTCTTGAGTTACATTACCTTCGCTAAAAGCAGCTTTACTCGCTGCTAATATACTGTCAGTTAATATAGCTTGGCTTGCTTCACTTAAATCTGGATTATCTTTTACATATTTATCAATTATATTTGTAGTTACAGTTGATTGCACTAAAGCTGTTGTAAGAGCCTGTGGTGATATTTCTCCATCTGTAACAGCAGCGGTGATGCCTGCATTTATAACTGCTTTAGCTGATGGTGGTAATTTACCATACCCTGTATTTGTTTCAAGTTGCCCTATACTTGCTCCAATAGCTGCAGATATACCACCTGTTTTTAGTGCCTCTATAGGGTCTTGCCCTAATATAACAGCAGATGCGGCTGATCCTACACCTGCTCCTATCACAGATGCTGCTACTTCAGAACTTGTTGCTGTCTGTGTTGCCGTGCCTGCATACTCTCCTGCCATGCTACCCACTTGTTGAGCAACATACACCTTTGCTGCAGCCTCTAATACATCTCCTATATCTCCACCATTTTGAACAACATCTGCACCTTCAATAAGAGGTAATGCCCATGTTTGTCCTGTTGCTACAGCAGTTATTTGAGCTATAGCTTTTACAGGGTCATCTTTTATAACAGCAGTTACAGTATCAAGTATAGGATCAGCTACATCATCAACAACAAAATCTTTACTATCATCTATAAATTCTACAATATCTTCAAATGTTTCTATTATAAAACTCATTGATTATCACCAAATGATACCATCAATCTATAGGTGTTCTCTCGTTTAGTGCGGGCAATTAAAAATTTAGTTGTTATATCTTGTATGTTTTGCCCTACTATATTTAACAAATCACGCATTCTTTCTCCGTTAAATTGAGCACTATAATGAGTAATTCCTTTGTTTTTTAAATATTTGAAATATTCTACAAAATTTTTTATGTAATTTCTTGCTATGTCAGCGTTAAAGACTCGTCCAATTACTTTGTTTTTATTTTTACCCTCTCCCCTGTGAGCAAGAAATGCAGTATTTCCTACTTGTACTACGTCCGCACTGGGTAATGTACCTTCTTTTGCAACACTTGCTAATGCTGAAGGTAAAGGAACTCCACCTGTACCTATGTCCTGTGCAGATATAAGAACTATTTCTGGCATTTTTAACAGTTTTTCTTTGCTGTCTACCATTTGCACTATGATATCTCCAATATGCTTGCTACAACGTGTAACCTGTTAGCAGTAGCTGCTGTAACTTTTAATATCTCACCTGTCTTTAACACCAACGGCTGTGTTAATAATTCTGTAGTACTATTTGCTGATATAGATTTGGTTTTAAACAAACTAAATGTAGAGGGTGATGACTCTGCATCTGTTAACGTAAGTGTTATAGTGTCGGCATTACCTGAATCCTCTGATACAATTATAGATTTTACTATGCTAGTTGTAAGGC